CGTCGGGTTGGTCCTCGCCGACGATCCCGAACAGTCCCGCTAGCCGGCGTAGCGGAACTTTCCCAGGCGCTCCCGCGCAGACTCGGTCTCGGTGTTCAGCAGCTTGGAGAAGTCGGCCTCGGTGTAGCCGGCCTTCAGGAACGCTGACCACTGGTCCTCGGCCGAGACGCCCTCGGGGTGGTAGCTGAACGCGACCAGCGCCATGTCCTTGATGGTCGCGGCCACCTTCATCCGCTCGACGTAGTCGTCGCCGTCCATGTCGATCGGGTACAGCGCGACCCGCAGGTAGAGGGTGGTCTCCTCGGAGATCTCGACGGGGATCAGGCCGTCATCACCGATGACGTTCTCGGCGACCTGGGCCTTGAACTGGTCCATTCGGACGCGGCGGCGGTTGGGCTTGGACATGGGAGAACCTCGCTTGGTTGAAGGGGCGGGAGAGCCGGGTGGTGGGTTGCTGGAAGGGGCTGGCCGGGCGGGGGCTCTCCCACACCCGCCCGGCCAGCCCCGGTCTCAGAGGTTCAGCTCAGAGGCTCACGGCGTCAGGAACAGGGGACCGTTCTCCATGCGCGTGACCGAGCGCTTCACGTCGGGGTCCTTGAACAGACCGAACGTGAAGCCCATGCCTTCGGCGCTGCTCCGGTTCATCGTGCGGTTCTGCTTCGCGATGACCTTGGCCTTGTAGGCGTACTCGATCCGGTAGCGCGCCTGGTTGCCCACGCCGTCCTGGTAGACGGCGAGCAGGCGGTACTCGGGGTAGTCGGCGATCTCGCCGTCGTGGAAGACCCACGCGCCGTCGGGCTCCTCGGGGAAGTCCTCGAACGGGACCCCGTGCCAGAGCGCGTTGACCCATGCCGAGGACGCCTCACCGAAGACGTTGGTGAGCCGGTTCGTCATGCCGGTGATGTCGGTGCGGACCGGCTCCAGGTCCTGCACCATGTTGGTGTCTTCGCTGGAGATGTTGACCTCGTTGCTGACACCGTCGGTCGTGATGTACCCCATGTGCAGGGACGTCGCGGGGATGACCGGGATGAGCGTCTCGGCGTCGAAGAACGTCGCCGGGACGGGTGCGGTCGGGGAGTCGAGGAAGAGGGCCTGGAGCCCCCACTTGCGGACGTGGCTGCGGTTGAGCCCGTCGATGATGGCCGGCAGAGACATGCTGGGCCTTCCCTCTCTAATCGGGTGGGTGGTGGTGTTGTCAGGCCCAGGGCCGGACAGTGAGCGTCCACGTCGCCGTCGCGCGACGCACGGACTGGTTCTGGAACGGGTCGAACCGGAAGCTGAAGGTCTCGGCGACCTCGTCGACGTAGCGGCCGCCGTCAGGGCCGTTGGCTGCGAGCGCCCTCATGCCGTCCTCGACGGCTGCTGCGAGCTCCCACATGTCGGCGGTGTCGTCGGCGTAGACGGTGGTCTCGATGTCGACCTCGCGGTCGATGTCGGTGCCGGAGCCGCCGACGCGTTCGACGGTCACGTACTGCGGCTTGGTCCCGGTCGGGACTCGGCCGCCGCCCCAGACGGCCGCCAGCCCGGTGCCCGCCTTGAGCCAGCTGATTACCAGGCGCTCGGGGTCCTGCCAGGACGTGCGCTCGATCGGGGCCATGAGCGCGAACGCCAGGACGAAGTTGACCATCAGGCCCTCGAGGCGCGGCGCAGGATCTGCGTGCGGGTGATCTTCGCGCCGGCGTCGCGCTCGAGCAGCTCGTCGGTGATCTCAGCCTCGATGCGTGCGTAGGGCCGCTGCAGCCCCTCCCGCGCCTTCGCGCCGGGCCTGCGTCCCTCGACGACCCGCAGCCCGCGTGCCAGGCCCAGCGCGCCCGCGTCGGCCGCGATGCGCTGGGCTCGGGGTAGCACGCGGGCAGCCTTCGCGCGCAACGCACGCTGGACCGCGGGGGAGTCGAGGATCTCCTGACGCTTGCGTGGTGAGAGCTCGACCATGCTCACCTCCAGGCGATCAGAGTGATCTCGGTGTGGTCGAGCGCGCCGCCGGTGAAGTGCAGCGGTCGGCCGCTGATCCGGTACGGGTTTCCCTGCCAGAGGATCTGCGCGGTGGCTGGGATCCACGGCGACAGCGGTCCTGAGGCGCGCCACGTGGTGGTCACCGTCTCGACGTCGGTGATCTGCTCGCTCGAGGTGAGCGGCTGCACGTTCCAGCCCGGTGACACGGTGGGGGTGGGCGTGCCGGCGGTTGCTTCGCCGGAGTCGTCCGGCAGGCCTGGGACGGCCGTCACCACGGTGATGGTGTGAGGGTGCAGCTCGTCCCAGGCTGGCTCGGTCACGGCCAGGTGAGCCCGAGCATCCGGGCGTCGAGCTCGGTGTAGGTGCTGCGGCCGTGCACGACCGGGCGGTCCTTGCGCGGCTGAACGTCCGGCGCCGGGACTGCGGGTGCCGCCCGGTCGACGGGCTCCGTCGCGCTCTCGACCGGTGCCGGCGGCTCGGCGGCCGGCACAGGCTCGGGCGGCATCTCGCCCATCTGCGGATCGGTGAGCTCGATCGCCTGCGCGGACGGGTCGGGCTGGGTGCTGCGTGCCATGGTTCCTCCAGGAGTGATGCGGGTCAGGGCCACACGACGGGGCGGCCGTCGAGGCCGAGCCGGCGGGGCCGGTCGACGAGGTCGAACCGGGGTGCCGGCGGGAACACACCGACCGGCACGGGTGCGCCGGCGGCGGTGACGGGGACGCCGAGGAGCTCGAGGAGTCCCTGGGTCAGGACGACCCATCCGGTTCCACCGGGTACGTCGTCGCGTAGCGAGTAGCCGATCGACTCCGCTCCGGAGCTGCGGTTGAAAGACTTGTAGTGGCGGCTGCCCTTCGGGGCATCGAGCACCGTCACGACGATGTCGATGACCTCGTCGGCCACGTCTTCAGCCGCCACCTGGCCAGCTGTGATGCGGGCGTCGATGTCGGGCCACAGGACCCGGATCCTGCGAGAGGTGCGGTCCAGCCAGTGCTGGGCCTTGTCAGTCTCCGCGGGGGAGAGGGGACGCCACGCGGCCGCGACCTGCGCCGTCGTTGCGAACGCGTCAGGCACGGTGGTGTCCCCTCTCCACGCGGTTCAGCAGACGGTCAGCTGGCCGGGGCCGGCTCAACACCGAGTGCGGTGAGGATGTCGGGCTTGAGCCTCGCCTCGCCGAGCTCCTTGCCCTCGCGCTCGGCGTAGGCCTTGAGCTGCTTGACGGTCCAACCCTCGACGGGGTCACCGTCGGGGATCTCGACCACCTCCGGCTCGCGCGGGGTCTCGGCGGCAGGCTCCTCCACGATCAGCGGCTCGATGAGCCCCCGGTCCAGGAGGTGCTGCAGCTTGTCGGGAGCGACACCCTCGGGCACGATCCCGCCGCGGCGGATGATGTGCGCGATCGCGTTGCCGCCGACGGCCCCGACGGTGACCTTGACGACCTTGGCCTTGACGATGTTTAGCGTCATGCTCAGGCCCCCGTCCCGGTCACGACCATGCCGGCGAGCGGGTTGGTGACCACCGGCACGTGCGGGTTGCGAGCCTGCAGGCGGGTCTTGTCCGCCTTCGCCTCACGGATCGAGGCGACCTGCACGCCGGTGTCGGTGCCGACGTCGCGGTACTCCTGAGAGGGGATCGTCTCGCGAGCGATGCCGCCCAGTCGGCGCCGGTCCAGGAACAGCGGGTCGGTGAAGTCCTCGTCGTCGGAGGACACCCAGGTGATGCCACCGATGGTCGGGAACGAGCTCCCGAGCGCCAGCCGGTCGTCCTTGGGCAGGACGTCGAGCAGCTCGGGCATCACCTCGGCGTACAGCTCGCCGTTGAGCACGGCGGTGTCGATCGAGTAGCCGAGCTTCAGCGCGCGGACCTTGGCCTGGACCCGAAGCGCATCGCGGAGGATGGTCTTGCCGGTGGTCCACGGCGCGCTGGCCGCCATGTCGCTCGTGATCGAGGACTCGATCACACCCATGGCGATGTCGTTGGCGTCGAACACCAGCTCGGTCTGCAGGAACGTGAGCGCGTCCTCGACGGGCTGCCGCAGGCTGCGGCCGATCTCCTCGTCGGTGACCTCGGTCGCGATCCCCTGCTTCTGGGAGGTGTAGATCTCGTACTGCTCCGCCGACAGCGGGGTCAGCACGTACTCGGCGCCGGGTGCGACGGTCTGCGCCCGCCGCTGGGTCCGGATCTGCTCGTTCTTGGGCACCGCGATCGCGCCACCCTGAACGGTGTAGCGGCCCTGCAGCAGGAAGTTGCCGAGGAACTGCTGCGCCTGCAGGATCTCGGCCAGGCGCCGCGCGACCAGGGTCGGCGACTTGATGAACGCGATCAGGTCCGTCGCGGTCGCCC